TCTGATAGTATAGTAAATATCTTACTATCTGTAAATAAATACGTATAATTCGTGTTGTCTAAGTAGTTTAAGTCTTTCTTGTTAAGCTTCTCAATAACCTTAATAGTTCCTGAGTCAGACTCTTTAAATAATATCTCAACACTTTTTACTTGAGAGCCGCCTGTAAAAAAGGTAACCTCAGCAGTGTTTATACTATTTACCATACCATCATTTACACCGCTCTCAGGTGAAAGCTCAAATGGTTTAGGTAAAAAACTTGGATTGGTAAACTGTGATGTAGCTGAGTACTCGCCGTCAGCGTACTCATACCTGTAACCAAAGCATATAAACCTGTCCTGCATAAAAGTATCAGTAATGCTTGGGTTGTCAATACCTGTAACCAAAGGTGCTTGAGCAGGTGGGTCTAAAATTACTAATATATCATTGTACTCAAAGTTATCGCTACCCGTGATTGAGGTTGGGTATCCGTAACTTGAGTTTACATTTATCTTTCTTGGTGGATTGTAGTTGTCTGTAAAAAACAAAAAGTTACCAACCTTATTTACGTTACTAACAAGGTAACTAGAATTAAAGTTTAACGTGGTGTTTGTAGGGTCATCATCGTTTTTAAAACTAATAACGTGGTACTCTACTGACTTTACATTTGTATTATAAGACACAATAAGGTCAGCTTTATTTGTACCTGTATCTGACGCATTATTATCGTGTATAAACCAATATATAGTTTCATTAGCACCATCCTCAAAAGCCCCAATACACCTTGCATTAGAACTTAAGTCATACTGTACCTCTGAGTAAGTACCTAAATTGATAGCAGTTAAAAGCTCGTTACCTTTTGATGATTCTACAGAACCTATCTCAGATTCTTCAGTAGAACCAAGACGAACATTCATTGCGTCCACATACTCACCGTTAGGTACAAGCCGTTCATCGACAGACTTATTCATCCTACCGGATATAAAGTGCCTTTTTAAGTTAGCCATATTTATTTAATCCACTTAGATTGCCCTCTTAGATTCATTAGGAGTCTACCGGGGTGTATGTTACTAATTCTTATTTTAGCATTACGTAGTAGTGCTGACTTCTGCTTTCTTGCACGAGAAACTATGTACTCCTGAACACCAAGCTTGCTATTAAGTATAGCGTACTGAATGTATGCGTAGACGTACTCCTCAAACAACTTGTTTACAGTAATGAGAGAGTTATTACCACCCTCCATACCATCAGAAACATACTCTAATATAACAGACCTACCTGCCATTGTAGAGTCAAAGTTTATAACACCCGCCTTAGAATCTATCCTGAAGGTTGGGTTAGCATTTGCAGTCTCTGTATTTAAACCATAACGAGCACCTATAGCGTAGTCAAAATACCAAGCACCATCACAGCAGTAACCTTCATTACCGTTGAATGGGCTAGACTCGTTTAGGTATATACTCTTCTTAGTTCCTTTAATCCTAGCAAGGTCAAAATCTGAGAACTCAGGGTTTAGCACCTCGCCGTTCTCATCAAACAATAAAGCCCCGCTATTATCTTTAAGATACGCTTGAGCAGTAGTAGCTTGAATATTTTCAGTTAGTGGAAATAGCACACCATTCTCAAACATTGCCACCCTAACCCAATTAACATAGTCCGAAGGAAGCACGTATCGCACCGTATCCGGCAGCGAAATTTCTAATGCCTTGATTTCCTTGAACGCATCATAGTTAAGCTCTTGAATCGCACGTTTTGCGTGGAATATAATCTTGTATCGCTCCTCGTTATTTACAAGGGAATGATTCCCTTGATACATAAGCATGAAGTTTGTTACTATATCCTTTAGGCTAACGTACTGATATGAACCCCAATTCTTATCCTCAGGATTTAAACCGTTGTTTTCGTAATATTCGTATTGAGATATATATGCCATTATTGTTGCTCTATATTATTTTGTTGTTCCTGTTTGTTAGCAAAATCAACTACCATGGTCTCACGAATCTCAACTCCTGCGTACTTAAGTATCTTATTTACTAACTCGTTTTGATAGCTAAGGGGTAGCTCAAAATCTTCATAATCTGCTGCACTTGGATAAAATATAGGTACATTATTTCCTACCGAGGTGTAAGTCCATTTAGGTGTTGAAGGGTATTTTATATAATTAGCCTGCACAGGACCTATGGTGTCAGGGTAAACCCTAACATCATCCCTTCTCTGAACATAAGCAGGGAAATCAACGCTTGGAGCTGTAAGGGGTGATGCATTTAAAGCAGTAATTTTACTCTGAGACACCCTCTCAAGAACAATAGGAACATTATTCACGGAGGTTGTTATTGTAGTTATAAAGTAATAATCATTAGGGAGTCTAAAAAACCCCGTCGCCACACTCGATAATTGTGCTGATATATTAAATAAATCTATATCTTCAAGGATACCTTTAGATATGTCAGCGTAGTCAGTGCCTGACCTACGTGCATTCTCTGAGTTTATCTGAGTATTGTATTGGTAAAATAAGTTCTCGAATATTTCAAGCTGCGCTTGCTTAGCGTACAGGTTAAAATCCATTGGAGATAAATACCCGTAGTTATTCTTATTTAACACAGCAAGTACTGTGGTTCTAACGTCATCTATCATTATTAAATCTTTTCACAAATATACGCAAAAAAAAAAGAGCCCCTATGGAGCTCCTCTTTCAACCTATTACATTATAACATTAAGATGCTACAATGTCGTTGATAAGGACAGGAGACTTAATCTCAATAACCTTACCTGTGTTATTTGCGTTAGCAGACTCTACGATTGCATCTTGGAAGAAGTTCCTCATCTGCACCGTTGAGGTTGCGTCAGCCTCTGCATACGTGATAGTTACAGTGTCAGCTCCATCAGTTAGACCGTTGTTAATTACAACCGTGCTGTTTGTTGGCGCACTTACTGTAGATACGTTATCAACTCCGATAAGCTTCGGTTGGTTTTTAACCTCTTGGAGCTCTATATCGCTTAAGCTAATAAACTCATCCGTAGCACCTGTACTCTTTACATTAACAAGAAGGTTAGTGCCGTTAGCCGCTGCTTTATATCTAAACTCATTCTCTCCAAGCTCTGCGTCAACAGTTAAGTAATTTACTCTATCAAAGATTTGAAAGATAACACCCTCTGACTTGCTTAGCACGTTAAACTTAAGAACCAATTCAGTACCTGATGAGTAGGCAGGTGTATCAGTAGCTATAATGGCATTAGAAGACCCCGCCAAAGTCGTTAACGTAACAGTTCCACCATTGAATACAGCAAACTCTCCTGAAGCACCAACCCCTGAGCCACCTCTATTCCACGCGTAAGCAAACACGTTAGTAGGTTGGATTGAGATGTTGCCATAGGTGGTAGTACCTGCGGTATTAAAGCCTGCTCTAAACAATAACTTAGTGTTGCTAGCTTCTTTTATAAACGTGTAGTCAACAGACCCTGAGGCGGTTGGAATATCAATACCTGTACCATTTAAGAATAAAGCTCCATTACCAATATCACCGGTTACACTTTCTATTTTAAGGTTAACCTCCACTCCGTCAGGTATACCCGTTAAGTCATACCCCGCTCCTTCGTATATTCCGCCTGATACTATTACAAGCTTTTGGCCTACAACATCTGTTGATGTAGCAGGATAACTTGCGTCAGCCGTAGACCACCCCGTTAAAGTAGTTACATCGGTATCATCAGCAACACCTAAAAACGAAGGGTTGTCAATATACTCAACCTGACCTGTTTCTTTTAATTGAAAGTTAAAAAATTCTGTAGTACCCGCAGTTAACCTATTAAAGTATAAAAGTGCAGTTGTTCCTTTTGCTTTAAACTCTAAGGATAAAGTGTTTTCTGTTAAGGTTATGTCAATATCACCACTTAATCCACTTGCTTTATAGTAAGTCTGAATGTCTGTAATATTTCCTGAAATCTCACATGTGAAGTTATATACTTTGTCTACCGTTAATCCTGCTGCTGTGTACTTTACACCATCACTAGCACTATCAGTTACAAGCTTTATCTTATTATCCTCTATAGTCGCTGAAACAGGTGTTTCCGCTAGAGTCCAATTAGGTAAAGACGATACATCAGTTCCGTTCGGAACATCAGTAAAACTACCATTAACTATTATCTCCGGACCTAGCGTTGCAAACTCAGGGTTCTCTAATATGTCGTTACCTATGTACGACTTGTTTAGTTTTAAATAATTCGCCATCTTATGAAAGTGTTATAGCTGTTGTTGTTAATACTTCATTATACTTATGGTCTCTAAACGCGTCTAAAGGAATATCTAATCTGCTTGCCGTTGCTGACTGAGCGTTAAGCCTCTCAAGGTACTCCTCAATAACACCTGCTACAAAGAACGTGTTAGTTGCAGGGTTAAGCTGCGTTAAAGCAACCTTATCTGCGTTAACACCACCTGCAAACCAAAATGAAGTCTCCTGTGGGTTGCTTGCATTCTCATCATACTCAGACATAATGTAGTTATCTGTTCGTACAACTTGATTACCTCTTGTGTCTCCATTGGCTGCGAATACATTAAAGAACTCACCTGCCGTAGAGAAGTTGTCATTAGACATTAGTAATACATTGTTATCTAAAACCTGTTTAACAACACCCTCTGTACTTGTGGACGTGTTAAAGATTACATCACCCTCTTTTACTGATTTCTTAAATCCACCATCAGTTACCTGTAGGTAGTCGTATTGAACCTCAGTAACTGAAAAGTTGGCAATCGTAAATGTATCAGTACTTTGACCAACAAATGCTATTCCCTCAGTTTTACCCGCTACATCTTCAAGAACAGCTATAAAGTCAAAGCTAGTATTTCCTGTTGAGGTTGTAACTCTTTGAGATGCAGGAACAGCACTAAAGTACCCCGTATTACTTATACCTGCATTTGTTGTGCCGCCTAATGTTTTATTAAGTATATCAAACTTAACCCTGTAAGTTTTACCAAACTCAAGATTAATTTTAGAATTAGAAGTAGCATATCTAGGGCTTGAGTTATCACCTATAAAATTTAACAAAGAGTTTGCCGCACTCCAATTTTCTTGTAAATTAAAAGATTGTGTGTACGGAGAAGTTACTAAGTTAGAGCTTTCTACATAAGGAACTTCGTAAAGAGTTACGCTGTTCACTGTAGCCCCACCTGTGGTGTCTGTGTAAAAGTAAACTTGAAGTTTACCGTTAGTCGTAGATGCAGTAGGTGTAAATGTGTAAGTATAAACCCCCGCTGATGTATAATACGGAGAATATGT